GTCGGCGAGCATTGCTGCCGCCTTAGCCTGTGACTTGCCGCGTTTACGCCGAGGTTTACTTGCCACATTCCCTCCCAGCGCGTCGAACACCGCCTCACCTGCTGCCACGAATGGCGCGAGCGGGGCAATGTTGCGTGCAGCTGCCAAGGCGCCACGACCGGCGGCCTTGAACAGATCGGGTGCGAGACGCTTAAGTTCCCGCAGTAGCAAGTTCCAGTCGTTATAAGCTGCTGGATAGCTGTCGTCCATCTGCAGGGCCACATTGAAGTACTCCTGCACGGCTGCCATGTCGTAGCGAGCCGGGGACCTGGAGAGGCATGCGAGTGTGCTCGTGTTGTTGAGCGCACACTCCTGGCCCAGGTGACACACCACAGTGACACCTGCTCCTAAGCTTAGGTTCTGCATGACACAGAACATGTCAGCGAAGGAGTCGATTTCCATCGGCTCAGTTATCCTCGGGGACGTCACTGATGTGTCCGTCCCCTCGAACAGCTGGGCTAGGTAGCCTCGTAGCCAGAATTTGCCATTCCTCCGCCTCATCGGGTTGTTAGGGTCCACAAGCCGACAAGGTATGTACGCACCGTCCTTGGCCGGTCTCTCAGTGGCGCGATCGCTCAAGTTGAGAATGTTGCGTGTTCCCGGCCATCCGCTGTACTCGGCACGCGTAACGACTGCATTGGTCTTATTCAGGTCGTAGCCTGGCAGTTTGACGGTGGTCGAGTCTGGTGGAGTCACCGCATCAATGACCGAATTAAGATCACTGTAGGATGGCTCTGCTTGAGCACATATGAGTATGCCCTGGTTGTTGAGGTCGCTAGCCTCAAGCCTAATAGTGTAGCCGCGGTATGTGGTGCGGCCACGCTTGCACTCTAAGCTATTTGTGTCGGCGGCGGCCAAGTACACCTGGAAGTAATCATTCTTCGTGGCGCCGTCCTGGGTCCAAGTGCGCCGACAGTATATGTCGTCGGCGCCATTAGACATCAAGCTGAGTGTCCAGGATGTGCCCGCGGCGGCTCCCCCAGGTGCATATATTGTGTCAGTCTGCTTATAGTGGTACTGAATCACTGCCTGGGACTCGCCGCCGGGATACCCGGAGAAGTCTGGTCTCGCACCGTGCATATCTGATGCCGGGTGGAGAGCTGCTATCTGCCATGCCTTGCCGCTAGGGGTTGCGGCTTGGCCAAGGTTTCCTATGTACCTATCCATGGTTTCAGGAAACCCGACGGGGCCAGGCGCCGCGGAAGGCCTGGCCAGGGATTTACTCCATCAACCTATGGTAATCCACAGCAATTCGCGTGGACATCGGGTGGGCACGTATCCAGTGCTCCCAGTACAACTGCTCACACGGGCTAAGGCCAAAGGCTGTGTGGAACGTGGCCCGTGCCTCTGCGTGATGGGGAGTGGGCCAATTTGCCCACGGTGTGACCTGATCTCGAGCTTGGCCTTGAACCAGCGCCCGAAGACGACCGGCTTGACTTCGGGTCCTGGCCCCGCAGCCCTGCCCATGGCAAGAGCGTACTCCTGCAAGATGGGCACCCCCATACTTATGCTGAGTTCGCAGTCAGCCAGCGTCCTCAGAAACTTGCTGATGTCAGCGCCTTGAAACTTGCTGACGGAGCACATGCCTCTGCTCAGTGTTCGGGCAGGGCTCTGCACGAACTTCAACCCGTCGTAGCATGACACCACACGACTTTGGCAGAATGTGACCTGATGGAGGTCAGTAGCACGGTTCTCGAGCTTGAGTGCGTGGCCGTACTCGGCGAAGATGGTCTGCAGCCCGGCCAGGCGTCTTTCAAAGGCGAGGGGCACGATAAGGAGGCA